ACCTCCACGCAGAAGTCGTCCCGGCCCCGATCCTCATTCATCCGGATTGCAAGGTCCGTCGCGTTGTGGCCGTCGTAGTCCACCTCGTCCACCTGCCAGCTGTGATCCCGCTCGCCCTCGCAGATCCAGTTGTACACATAGCTGTTATCCGTCACATCGCCGGGCGTCAGCGTGCAATAGCCGTCCTTTGCCCAAAACTGGTAGGCCACGCGGTCCGTCTTCTCGTGGCGCGCCGCGCCATTCTCCGGCATAAAGCCCTGCATCCGCAGTGCGATCCGCCCGTCGTCCAGATCAAAGATCGCCGCTGCGCCGCTCAGGTCGATGCGCTTGCCCAGGTCGAATCCACAATGGCAGTGGCGGCCATCCGTCAGGGCGGCAAAATCTTCTCTGGATACCTGGGCATTACGCGCCAGCTCCATACAGTGCTCGTCCAGATAGTGGTTCACGCTGCCGGTCTGCCACAGACACATCCGCCGCGTCAGGAACTTCCGGATTTTGTCCGGGTCATTGGATGAATAGGCGGTATTGTGCTCGTCCTGGATCTGCTTGCGCAGAATCGCGCTGTATTCGCTGGGATACCGGAGGCACGGATTGGATTTCAGCCACGCCGCCTCGTCGTGGGGGTTGTCCTCCGCGTCCATCTCCCGGATCATCACGAAATAGCTCTCGTCCGTGACGGACGGGTCTTCCAGCACCCGCTTGGCGTACAGTTCCTCCTGATAGCAGGGCTTGCTTCCTGCGTCGTCTCCGGCGGTGGTGATCACATCCAGCAAACTCTGTGCACGCTTGCCGAAGGAGTTGGTACCCAAATCGTAAATCTCAGAGTTTGGGTGGGCGTGGTATTCGTCCACCACGAAGTAGGTCGGCGCGCCGGAGTCCTTGTTTTTCGTGTCCTTGGACAGCGCCCGCATGTAGCCGCCCCGGGTGCGGTGGACAATGGGATTGGAGCGGGGAATGATCAGGCGCTTTGCAATGTTGGGGCTGGCCCGGCCAATCTTCTTGGCGTCGCCCAGAACACGCATGGCCTGGGACCGATCCACCGCCGCGCATTCCACTTCCGGCTCCTGTTCAAATCTGGCAAGCTCCGGGTGATACGGCGGATAGAGGGCATCGCCGCACATATGGTAAAGACCCTGCCCGGACTTCTCCGTGGATTTGTAGTTACCCCGCGCCCGCTTGTTGTAAGTGTGGGTGAAGCGGCGCGCCCCGGTGTCTTTGTGGACCCACCCATAGGTGCAGCCAAGGTCGAATACCTGCCAGGGCTCCAGGCGGAAAGGCTTTCCCGCGTCCACGCCTCGGATCTGGATGCACTGTCCGAACCAGCGGATCATCCGGTCTGCCCGGGTGGTGTCGAACACATAGGGAAAATCTTTTGTTCCCTGCCGCTTCAGATCGTCCAGATGCCGCTGGCACGCAAGGATTTCATATTTACAGCACTGCGTGCGCAGCCGTCCCCGCACCACCTGCTTGGCGTAGACCGAAACGGAATGGTGCAGGCCGCTCTTCCTGCGGACGCTTTTACTCGTCGCCAAAAAGCTCCGCCTCCTCTCCGGAGCCCTCCCCCGCCGCGCTTCCGGGAGGCAGCTCCAGACTGCACCGGCTGGATACCGTCAACCCCAGATCGGACCCCGCCGCCCGGCACTGCCGGAAGAACCGATCCTGAATGGCCGCCCACTTCTGGGATTCGTCCGTATTTCCGGCGTTCATGGCCGCCGTCAGCCGGTTGGTGGCCCGCAGGTAATTCTGCTCCGCCAGCAGGTACCGGGCGAGACCGTCGGCATCCAGAGAAGTCAGGACTCCCATTCGGATCAGTACGGGAGCCAGCTCCCGGAACTTTTTCGCCAGGGATGCCGGAAGATAGGACGGCGGCTCCAGCTCACCGGCGGGCGGCGCTTTGATCTCCCGGGCCTCCCGCTCCTCCAGCTGCGCTTTGGTATAGTGTCGGCTGCCCTTTGCCCGAAGCGACGCCACCGGCTGACGCTTAGGAGGCATGCAGCAGCACCGCCTTTTCCCCGGTGAACGTCTCCCAGCGCCGGAGGATCAAATCCACAAAGCGGGGGTCGGATTCCATCAGATAGGCCGAGCGCCCCAGCTGCTCGCACGCAATCGCCGTCGTCCCGCTTCCGGCGAACAGATCCAGCACCACGGCATCCCGCAATGTAGAATTGGCCACCTGATAGGCGAACAGCCGCACCGGCTTCATGGTGGGGTGTTCTTTGTTTTTGGTTGGCCGGTCATATTCCAAAACCGTGGTCTGTTTCCGGTCGGAGCACCACAGGTGCGCCCTGCCGTCCTTCCAGCCATACAGGCAGGCGTCATGGTCGTCCCATGTGTCGCCGCAGTCCAGAGCTTCCTCCGGTTCCGTCTGCCCATGCAAACAGGGCTCGTGCTGCCAATGGTAATCCTGGCGGCCCAGGGTGGCGCTCTGCTTCACCCAGATCAGGCACTGCCGCACCTCCAGCCCCACCTCATGGCAGGCATTCCGGAACAGCCGCCCGGGTGCTCCGTCCGCGTGCCAGATGTAAAACGAGGCCCCCGGTTCCAGCACGGCCCGCCCATTTTCCAGAGCGGCCTCCAGAAATTGCAAAAACGCCGCGTCCTCCTGGTGATCGTTCTGAATCTTCAGGTGCTCCTCCGTCCCGCCGGTAACGTCCACGTTGTAGGGCGGATCTAAAAGCAGCATCTGCGCCTCGGCACCGTCCATCAGGGCGGCCACATCACTTTCATTGGTGGCGTTCCCGCACATCAGGCGGTGCCGTCCCAGCCGATAGATCTGTCCGGGCTTGCTGACCGGCTCCGCCGGGAGTTCCGGTTCAAAGTCGTCCTCCTGCACGTCAGTGGACTCTTCCAAAAGGATGTCGCCCTCGTCAAAGCCGGTCAGGGTCAGTTCGTAGCCCGCATTTTTCAGTTCCTCCAGCTCCAGACTTACCAGCTCGGCGTCCCAGCTCGCCTGCTCCGCCAGCCGGTTATCCGCCAGGATGTAGGCGCGGCGCTGCACATCGGTCAGGTGCTCCACCAGCACGCAGGGCACTTCGGTCATGCCCTCGGCTTTGGCCGCCAGCAGGCGTCCGTGTCCCGCCAGGATGTTGTCGTTCGCGTCGATCAGCAGCGGCGCGACAAATCCGAACTCCCGCAGGCTGGCCCGCAGGTTTTGAATCTGTTCTTTGCTATGTTCCCGCGCGTTGCGGGCGTAAGGGATGAGCTCCGCCACGGGGCGCATCGTAAGTTTAGTCGTAGTTCGCAAAGGGGTCACCTCTCAGTCTCCATACAGGTCATTGCCATCCGTTCCGGGATCAGTTGCTTGTGCCGCCCGCTTCTGCGCCAGGCGGACCCGGCCCGTCGGCGTCAGCCCCAGCTTCTCCGCGTACTGGAGCAGGTTCCGCTCCAGCGACTGCAGCTTGCCGGTCAATGTGTCCAATTTGGACACCGCCTCAATCAGCTCATCCGGCGTCATGGCGGGCGCGCCTTTTCTGGCAGAGTCCTCCCATTCGGCGTCCGTCAGGTCAGTGCCGTCCTTTGGCTTTTTCTGGCTGGACAGATCAACCGCGCCTTTTACCCCAAGCTGATCCAGCAGCTGATTGTTCAGCAGGATCGTCTGATCCCGTCTCGCCAGCATGGAGCAGTACCCCGCCAGCATTTCGCTGTCCAGATCGTCCAGGATGGACAACCCAGCCATGCGCTTGGTGATCTGATTCCAGTAGGTGTTCGCGGGTTTGTTCCGGGCGACAAAAGCGGGCTTTTTCAAGCGGATTTTTCCGCCGCGGTCCGGCAGCGTCTCGGCCTCGGCCTCCCGGCGGGCTTCCAGCTCGGCGTCGGTCAGGTGCTTGGACATATTTGCTTTCGGTTTGGGTGCGGTCGGCATCCGCCCTCCCTCCTTTCCGCCGGCGCTGCGTCGGGCGCTGGTCTCTGAAACGCTGATAGGGGAAATTTTCTCACACACGAGGGGGCATACGGTCTTCCGTCATTTTGGTCAAAACTTTATCGACTGGGGGAAGGGTCTGGAAAGCCTTTGGCTTTCCGGTGCGCACCCACGCTCACACGCACAGACACACGCGCTCACACGTTCCGGCACAGGCGTAGCTTCAGGCAAAACTCATCGCGGTTTTTTACCACGAGATTGCCACAATTCTTTGGCCGTCTTGTAGCTGTGGCAGGAATGGCACAGGCTTTGCAGATTGTCGCGGTCGGTAAACTTGCCCCAGTCGCCCTTGTGGTCCACAATGTGGTCCACGTCGGTGGCCAGGGTGCGGATGCCCCGCTTGGCGCACTTTCGGCAGAACGGCTCCCGCAGGAGCTGGGTGGGCCGGAGATCATCCAGCCATTCCCGCGTCCGGTACATCCAGCGCCAGGACTGCGCCTCCTCGCTGCGCTGCTGGCGGTCTTTGGGCTTGTGTACCGGGCAGTAGCCGTCACGGGTCAGCGCACTGCATCCCGGATGCCGACACGGTCGGAGCGGCTTCAATGCCATGGGCTATCACCTCCGGGCAAAATAAAAAGCGCCTGAGCCTTCAACACCCCTTCCGGGTTTGTCAAATGGCTCAGGCGCTGGTCCTTTCGGACACGGGCTCAGGCGCTTCGATATTCACGATGGTTTCCTGCCCACATCGTTTGCATTTTCTAGGCAGATGGTGGACGGTGGTCTCAGGGTCGATTTTCAAAATCTTTCCTTTGCCGCAGATTGGGCACATAACCCATCCGTCCTTTATGATCAGTTTAGCACTTTTGGTATTCACTTGCAATTCCTTTCTCCTGTTTTCGTGAGTTATTCAACTAGATTCCAAGATAGAGAATCATTAATTTAAATATAAAGCACTGTTTTTATCTTCGATGTACCAGCCGTAGTAATAGGAGCCAAATTGATTCTCCACATTGTTCCGAGCAGACACCCTCACATTGTCCGGAATCTCGATGCACCCGCTATGATCTCGCCAGATATCTGGCGGCGGAAGCTTTGCTTTGAGGCTGCGGGATGCTACCCATGTCCGGGCACTGATCGGGATGGTGATGCCGTCTGTAGCCTCCTTGTTAAAATACTTGGCCGTCCTGCGGTAAGTATCATATGGCCCACGCAAAAGTGGCTCGTCGTCCACGTCATCTCCATATTCCCAGAGGTGCCGCACCTCGGCTGGTGCAAAATCGCTGTCACGCAGGACAAGGTGGATGTGGAAACGGTGGTCTCCATGCTTGCCCTCGATGAGATAAACATAATCAAACGGGATGCCGTGATGCCACTTACGCAGCTGATAAAGATACCGCCGCCATATGTTGCGCACATCCGGGAAGGACGCCGGAAGGTGGATGGAATCAAATGAAAGAGTATAGCTGCTGCCCTCAAACCCGAACAGTGCCAGCCGCAGCTCCAGACGGTCCACCCGTGTGCGGCAGACGGAGGAATCCCGAGGCGGACGGAGAATCTTGTTTTTCTCCGTCCGCTCATACGGCGTATCGTTTGCGCTGAGCCGTGGCCGCAGCGCCCGGCACTCTTTGACCAAAGGACCGGCCCGCTGCCGGACGCAGTACCAAAGCGGCTCATCGTTCATTGCGCGCCCTCCCCGGTCTGTCTTGATTCAAAGCATGACCCCTTATCAGTTGGAAACATCACATATAAATTTGGAATGACCATCATCATCTTCTTTGGGCAGAAATGCACATCTCCATTTACTCTGATATTCTTGCATTCTCCGCACGTTCTCCATTCAGTTTCCCAGCCGCTTATTTTCATTATCCGCCCTCCCCGGCCTACGCGGCCCAATTCCATAGTCTCTGCTTCCCCTTGGCGGGAACAGGCGCATCCAGCAGTTTGATGTTGGTGATCTCCCACGCATACCGCCCCGGTGTCCAGTCGCCGAAAAGCAGCTCCTGATCGGTCGGCTCATAAATGCCGTGATCTGTTTCAAGCCAACCAGGACCATCAGCGGGTAAACCACGGCCACCATGCCGCACAATCTTATGGCATCCAACCAGCTCAGCGGTGGCAATCACCGCGCCACGAGGAAGCTCATGCCATGTGTCGAGCTCACAAGTGCTATCTGTAAACTTTTCGCCCGGCCACAAAGCAGCGTTAACCGCAGGTGCAAATGTATTCCCGTCAACTTCGCATGAAAACCTGTGACACAGAATTTTCCCTGCATGAATTGCTATCGGCCCACGGTATGACGTGGCCCAAGAGCGTGTTTCAAATTGCTTTGCACCGCAGACCCAAAGGGATGCCCACGGCTGCCAGATCGTAATAGCTTTCATTACAGTCATTTCCTCAACAGTACCAGTCATTTGCAAGGGTGACGGCTTCGCGCATACGATCATCACTTTTGATCCTATATTTGAGAGGTTCATCACCCTCACCGCATTCTTCGACGGCGTCTAAAACAGCATCTACCAGTTTGTCATGCGTACTGCGCAAATTCGTTAAGTGTTGATTTGCCTCATGTTCCAAACTTTTCTTCTGCTTCTGATAGGCCCGGTAGGAGTCATATTCTTCCTGAGTCATCTCAATAGTAATTTTCATAAATTCTCCTTTCAAGAATCTGCCTTTCAGGGTATACTCATTTTGAGGTGATTAAGATGCGAATCGAATCGCTAGAAAAATGGACCGAATACGCCGCATGGCTCTCTGCCAACGGCTACAGCATGTATATGTCCCAATACGGCATTGACAGGCCCGAGGGGTTTCACGCATGGTTTCTGCGACACGAAACACCCGGCGTGGAGGTCATAACTTACTCAGAGGCCGTGAGGGATGCAATTTACAAATTCCCGGATTGAGGTTGATTGTCTCGGAAATAAGCTCCCTCTCATATTCTGCCGCACTGATGCAGCACGGCGTATTTCCGCTGGGCCTGCCTTTTCCGCATGGCCCGGCACTTTTGGCAAAACGTTTGCTCTGACCGCTCCAAGAATTCCCCGCCGCACATCCGGCAATACTGCGGACGGATGCGCTGGAACTCGGTGCAGCTATCGCAGTCGGCACAGTGCATCAGGCAGCCCCGGACATCGCTCCAATGCTGGCACAGGTCCCGCTGCCAATACTCGCCCCATTCCATGGAGTTTCGGTGTATCAGCAGCAATGCGCAAAGGCGGGACATGGGCTTCTTGACGGATTCTTTGTGTTTCGCCGACTTCACCGTCGGCACCGGTGCGCCGGTGCCCCACGGGCCCTTTTCCAACATCGCCCGGACCTTATCGGCATTCTCCGTATGGTATTTTGTAAATACAACGCCCCGGACGGCCTTTTCCGACCGACCGCCGCAGGCGTCTCCGATCATGGCGTAGCTGCAGCCCCGGCGGAGCATATCGGCCATTTTCTGCAGGTCGGCGTCGCTCCATGGATTGTGCGGACTGTCCCGCACTGGCCGCTCTTTCAGCCTCAGATCACAGCACCGACGCTGGATGGCTCCGGCGCTGCGGCGCAGCTCATGGGACATCTCCGCCCAAGTATATTTATGCTGCATCAAGAGGTAGGTCAAGCGGCAGTCCTCATAGTCCGTCCATGGGTCCTTACGCTGCTGGGCGAAGGATACAGCGTCGATCTTCCGCTGCGCTGCGACCCAATCCGGCTCCTCGCCCAAGGCCAGCGGCTCCATTTTGGAAAAATTCAGAAAAGAACGGTGCTGCTCGGCCCATATCCAAAACTCATCCAGGTAAACCACCCGGAAAGTGTTATTGACCACGCGCTTGGTATGTACGGGAAATCCCCGGTTGGCGACCCAGCTCTGCATCTGATATCCGGCGGTCGTGCCGCAATTCTGAAAAACACGAATAAACTGGTTGAAGGTCACATAGTCGCCGGAATTCAGAACAGCTCCGAGTCCCAGCCGCTGCGCCCGTACTTTTACCGCGTTAACCGTGCGCTTCAGCGCCTTTGCAATGGAAGGGATGGAGACTGAACCCCATTTATCCATCAAATAAGCCTTGTCTTCGGCGGTCCATGCGCGTTTTCCGAGCGGTGGCGATGCGTGGCCCATTTCAATCACTCTCCTCCAAGAGTTTTACACCCGGCAGATGCAAAACTACGCCCTGCGCCTGTGCGGTCGCCAGCAGCGCCTTTACGGCAGTCTCGTACTTGGTTTGCAGCTCTGCGACGCGGCGTTGATACATGGTCTCCTGCTGGCTGTATAGATACTGGTTGGATTTAAGCCCGAACATAAAATCGTCGTAGGCAGTCAGCATGGCGCGGCTCTCAACAATCAGTTGACGCTCTTTGTCAAGCCGTAGCCCTTTTAATTTGTCGTAGACAGCTGAGCAAAATTTCCCGTAGGGATTCATCACGATACGCCAGCCAATTGAATTCAGAGCGGTCTCAAGTGCCTTAGAGTTTGCATAAAAATCGAATCGATCAAGGTCCTGAAGCTCCTCTTCAAATGCTTCCGCAGCATCTTTGTATTGATTGCTCATGCCGCCCAGGACATTGTCAATGAACAGCTTTTTGAAGCCTATTCGCTTCGCGAGGTCGTCGTTGCACAGAATTTGATACATCCAATCGTTGGCGTCCTCGTCGTCCATCTGCCAGGCGGCCACGTCCATGAGCCACATTTTATCGCCACAATCGGTCGTTTTTTCCCACTGTTCAACGAGCTTGTTGCCGTTGTCGGTGTAGTAGTAATCCTGATTATCCCAGCTTACATCCGCAAACATTTCGGAAAGAATTCCGATTTCTTCTCCGGACGCCATCGCCTGAATC